GCCGGCAACCGCACGGCCGTCACCCTGAGCCCGCCCGCCTGACATGGCCTACAACGCGCAAACCTACTTCGCCCCGAACTACTTCGCCCCCGAGTACTTCGTGGCCATCGCGGGCGGCGCCCCCGCAAACCCCGTGCAGCCCGACTGGCGGTTCGCCACCGTGGCCGTCCACGCGGCGGCAGCCGTCGTGCCCGACCCGGCGTTTGCGACGGCGGTGCTGAGCTGACCCATGAGCGACACCCCCTCACCCAAGCCGAAGCGGCCCACGCCGAGCGGCCTGATCCCCTGGAAGCCCGGCCAATCGGGAAACCCGGCCGGCGGTTCCCGCAAGGCCCGGGTGACGGCCGCCCTGCGCCGGCTGATCAAGAAGAAGGGTGGCCCGGACCAGCTCGCGAAAGTCTGGTACGCCGTCATGATGGGCGACCCGTCGGTCCTGCCCGCCGACTCGACCAACCCGCCCGAATTCGTCTGGTTCCGCGAGGCCCTGGACCGGATCGAGGGCAAGGTGACGGACAAGGTGGAGCAGGTCGGCCAGCAAACCATCCGCGTGACCTACGACGATGATCAGCCCCCCGACCACGATCAGCTTGCCCCGCCCCCACCCGGGCCAGCGGGCGATACTGCCACGCATGAAGAGATTTAATGTATTATCATGCGGAAGAAGGTTTGGAAAAAGCAAGCTGGGGATCTGCCGGCTGGTCCCCCCGGCCCTTGAAGGCTACCCGGTCGGCTGGTTCGCCCCGTCGTACAAGTACCTGCACGAGGTCTGGGACGAGTTCGTGACCCGCCTGGCCCCCGTCACGGCGAGGGTGAGCAAGCAGGAGCAGCGGATCAGCCTCACGACCGGCGGCGTGGTCGAGTTCTGGAGCCTGAAGGACAACCCCGACGCGGGCCGATCGCGGCGGTACCGAAGGGTAGCCGTGGACGAAGCCGCCAAGGTCGCCAACCTCGAAAAGGCTTACCACGAAGCCATCCGCCCCACCCTGGCCGACTTCCGGGGCGAGGCCGACTTCTACTCGACCCCCAAGGGCCACGACTTCTTCTGGCGGGCGTACGAGTGGGGCCAGTCGGCCGATCACGCCGAGTGGGCCAGCTTCCAGCTCCCGACCAGCGCCAACCCCTATATCCCGCCCGACGAGATCGAGGCGGCCCGCCGGGACCTGCCCGAACGGATCTTCGAGCAGGAATTCCTCGCGACTTTCCTCGATGACGGCGGCGGCGTGTTCCGCCTGGTTCGCGAGGCGATCGACCCGGGCCGCAAGCTCAACGAGCCGCCCCGGGAAGGGATGAGCTACTCGGCCGGAGTTGACCTGGCCCGCATCGAGGACTTCACGGTCATCGACGTCGTGGACGCCGCCGGCAAGCAGGTGCATCACGAGCGGTTCAACCGCATCTCGTGGGAGCGGCAGGTGGCGGCCATCGCGGCCACGGCCAGGCGGTTCAAGTGCCCGGTCCACCTGGACTCGACCGGCATCGGCGACCCGATCCACGAGGACATCCGCAAGGCCGGCGTCAGCGTCCGACCCTACCTGTTCACCAATGCCTCGAAAGAGTCGCTGATCGACAACCTGGCGATCCGCATCGAGCGCGGCCAGGCGAGGCTCATGGACCTGCCGACGCAGACGGCTGAGTTGCTGGCCTATCAGTACGAACTGACGCCTTCCCGCAACGTGCGCATGAACGCCCCGGAAGGGATGCACGACGATTGCGTGATCGGCCTTGCCCTGGCGTACTGGGGCCTGGGCAAGCCCGACAAGGTGCGATTCATCCAATGAGCGATGTCGAGAAGGCCCGCATCGAGGCCGAAGGCTGCCTGGAGTGCGGCGGCGCCGTGCACGTACACCCCCTGGGCGAGTACGTGCTGTGCCAGGACTGCTCGACGGCGGCGGGCGTGAAAGCCTACCGCAGCCTGTTCGCCATCAAGGCGGGTTACGAAGACGTTCCGCTCAAGGACAACGCCCCCCAGTGAGCATCATCGGCCGCATGCAGGCCGCCGCGCAGGGCCTGTGGGACGGACTGACCGGCCAATCCCAGACCCCGCGCGTCGACCCCCGGGGCATCGTCCCGGCCGTGCCGATGAACTGGGGCTTCCAGTACTGGCAGCCGGGCGCCGGATTGCAGCCGGTCGCCCCCCAGTCGCAGCTCGACTACTACCGGCTCGCGGGCGACCTGTCCACCAACTCGATCGTGGCGGTGGGCCTGGCGTGGATTCGCGACAACCTGCCGCAAGGCCGGCTGTGCGTCGGCATCGAGGACGACGGCGAGTTCGAGCCCGACGAAACCAACCTGCTCTATCGCCTGTTCGCGACCGCCCCCAACCCGTTCCAGTCGTGGCGGCAGGTGTGGGGGGCGACCAGCGACGCGTGGAAGGTGGACGGCAACGCCTACTGGATCGTGGAAGGTGGACGGCAACGCCTACTGGATCAAGGCCCGCGACGCCGACGGGCTCGTGCAAGAGCTCTACTGGGTGCCCAACGACTGGATTCGGGTGCAGGTGGACAGCCTGGGGGCCATCGCCAAGTACATCTACACCCCCGGCCGAACGGCGATCCAGGCCCCGCAATCGGTGGGCATCCCGTACGAGCCCTCGGACGTCATCCACTTCCGCGACGGCCTCGACCCCCGCAACCCGATCGTCGGCCTCTCGCGACTCAAGCGGGTAATCAGGAACATCGCCGGCTACAACGCGGGCGAGACGTACACCGCCGCCATCCTCCGCAACTCGGGCGTCTCGGGCATCGCCCTGGTGCCCAAGGAAGCGATGGGGCCGATCGTCGAGGACTCGCCCGACGAGGCCGCCATGTCGAGCATGCGGCGGCGGATCAAGTACCAGTCGACCGGCGAATCGGCCGGTGACGTCGTCGCCCTGTCGCTGCCGGTGGACATCGCCAAGCTGGGCGAGTCGCCCGAGTCGATGATGCTGGACCGCATCATGGACCGGCCCGAGGCGGTCATCTGCGCCGCCCTGGGCGTCAACGCCCTGGTCACCGGCCTGCCCGCCTCCGACGCCTCGCGGACGTACAGCAACATCGAGGAAGCCAACAAATTGGCCTGGGAGAACGGCATCATCCCCATGCAGCAGGCGTTCGCCGGCACCATCCTGGCGAGCCTGGGGTACGAATTCGACCTGCCCCCCGAATATCAGGTCCGCTTCGACAACTCGAAGGTCGAGGCCCTCAACGAGAACGCCGACCAGCGGGCCGCCCGGGCGCAGATCCTCTTCCAGTCCACGCTCTACCCCCGCAACAAGGCCCTGCAATGCTGCGGGTTCGATCCGGTCGAGGATGAGCAAGCGGGCGAATTGTACTTCGGGGACCAGACGGCCGTGAGCCGGGACGCGGCGGTGGAGTCGGCCACGGCCCAGCAGGAGGTCATGGCCGAGTACGCCCCCGAGCCCGACGCGGACGAAGGGACCACCCCGCCGGCCGGCGACAAGGCGGCCTGACGTGCCCGGGTTCGTCGAGGCCCAGCACCCCCGCGGACCCGGCGGCAAGTTCCGGGCATCGCTCGCCTCGCGGGCCCGCAACCGCCAAGCTCGCGGCCATCCGCCTCCAGGAATCGGCCCGGGTCCAAACCAAGCTCCGGGCCCACGACGCCGAGACCGAGCGGCTGGTGGCCGACGCGGGCGACAAGGCCGGCAAGGTCCGGGCCGCCCGCGACAACCGCCGCAAGGCGATCGAGGACCGGTCGGCCGCCCGGCTGGAAGAAGCCCGCAAGCGCATCCGTGCGTCGGTCCGCTATGAACATGAACTCGGCAAGCTCCGGGGCCAACCCTTCGATGTGCAGGACCGGGCGTGGAACCGATGGCGGAAACGAAAGGCGGGTGAACGGGTGAGGGGCAACGACGCGCTCAAGGCCGCGATTGCCAGGGCGAAGGCCGTTGGCCCGCGCAAGGTGGACGTGCATCAGGACCACCTGACGGGCAACATCGTTAGCAAGCGGTCCAAGACCGGCAACCCGGCGTGTTCGGCCGCGATGTCGGCATGGAAGCTGGGCCGGGGCACGCCCGCCGTGCATGCCATGCTCGCCAAGTGCCGGGCGCAGGCGTCCGGGCGCAGGCAGGCCACGCTGGCCCGTGCGGGTGGCAACGAAGCGCGGGCCCAGCACCTCGAACATCGCAGCAAGCAGGGCGACACCGCGAAGGAACGGGCCGACCGTGCGGCGGCGCTCAGGGTCGGCCGTGCGGCGGCTTCCCCGCAGGGCGGCGGATACGCTCGGGCCGAACTCAAGAAGAACCCGCCGATCGTCGCCGCCGACCGCGTGGAAGGGCTGCAAAGGGCGATCCACGCGCAGAAGCACGACCAGCAGCGGCACATGACGGAGACGGGGAAGATCCGGCCGGGCCACGAGAAGGAAGCGGCCCAGAACCTGGCCTCGATCCGGGAGCAGCAGGACCGGCTGCGAAGGGCGGCGGACATCGCGAAGAAGCGGAAGTTCCCCGTCCGCGAGGCGGCCCCGTCGACCTACGACGCCCCGCGATCCAGGGTGGAAGTCCTGGCGGCTCAGGCCCGCAATCGAGGCGACTCGGCCGAAGCCGCACGTCTGGAATCGAAAGTTTCCAGGGCGAAGCGTGCCGCACCTGCGGCGCCGGCGACAGAAGCGGCGAAGCCGTCGGTTCGCGAACAGGCCGATGCGATTCGGAAGAATCGTCGTGAAGGCATGACCGCCAAGGATATCCGCAAGGAAGCCAAGTTTTACCGGGACATGCCCGCCGAAGCCCGTCGGGCCGTCGCGTCCGCAAGGCAATATCAGCGTCTTCCCGACAACATCAGGGGCTACGACAACTTTGATCCGCCCACCAACGGCATCCATGAAGGCCGGGTAAGGCTTCGCAACAAGAAGCTCACCCAGGACCAGCGCGAGGCGATCGGCCGAGCGATGCTCACCTCGGCCCGTAAGACTCGCAAGCGAATCCAGGAATACCGCACGGGTTCGAGGCCCACCCCATGAACACCGACGACGGCCTGATCTACTTCGGCGGCGACATCAAGGCGACCGGCGAAGGCAAGTTCGGCGGGTACGTCGTGCGGTGGGGCAACCCCGACGACGCCGACCGCCAGGGCGACTACTTCACGCCCGATACCGACTTTTGGGGCGACATCTCGCCCTGCGCCGGCGTGGTCTATCACCACGGGATCGGCATCAAGGGCGACCCCCTGGCCGCCCGGCTGAACAAGCGGCGGGT